GCGGCCCGGGTCGCCGCCCCAGAGAGCCCAGGCGATCCTGCCGGCGCTCGGGTAGCCGGCCTGGTCTGGGCTCCAGCCGGTCCCCTTCTTGTCGATCTCGTGGCGGGCGAAGTAGGAGACCATCCGGGAGATCGTCTCGGTCGAGAGGCTTCTCCGGTTCGCGATGTCGCGGGCGCGGGCGACGCCGACCTCGGTCCCGCCGCGGCCGAACTCTTCGCGCCAGGCGAGGCCGCGTTCGGCTTCGGCGACCATCGCGTCGGTCGGGGTGTAGCTCGGGGCGCGGGACTCATCCTCGAGATCGTTCTCGAGGTCATCGACGCCCTCGTCTTCAGCTTCGGAGATGTTCAGCGCCGCCAGCTGGGCCTCGGCCTGGGCGCGGGTCCGGTGGCATCCCTCGAGCTCGCCGTCCTCGTCCTTCACGACCGCGAAGCCTTCGCATCCCGGGTGGTCGTCTTCGATGTGCCAGGGCATTTAGGCGTCCGGGAGGAGTGTCGAGATCACATCGGTCCCGGTGGTCACGATGCCATAGAGCTTCTCGCCTGGCTGGATCTGGAGCACGACCGCGCCGGCGGCCTTGTCGAGGTAGAAGCCGGTCGAGGTCGTGACATTCGAGTCGCCGAGGTAGATCACGCCGTTCCCGATCGCATGGAGGACGATCGTCCGGTGCGTCGAGTCCGAGTCGATGATGAGGGTCGCGGTCGTGCCGACCGTGTGCTGTTGGCCGATCATCGCCGGATGTCTTTCAGGATGTCCTGGAGGGCGTCGAGGTTCGGGGTCTTCGACTGGTCACGAACTCCGACGACCGAGGCCGCCGCCCCGTAGGCCCCGAATGTGACGGCCGAGACCTCGGCGAGGTGCGCCAGCTGGCGCTCGATGACTCCATCGGCGCGGCGCTTGTCCTTCAGGGGCGAGAATCCGATCGAGAGCTCCGATAGAGCGCCGTCCCGGATCAGCTCGAGCACTTCCGAGCCGCGGTCCGTCTGGGAGATCCGAAACTCCCCGTACAGGCCGTTTTCGTCCTCCCGGAGGAGGGTCGCGCGGCCGATCGGGAGCGCCTGGGCGTCGTGACCGACGAGGAACTTCACGCGATGCGATGCGCGGACCACATTCGAGAAAGCTCCCCGGATGAAGACCTCGGAGAGGTTCGCATTTATGCGCTGGACGACCCCATACGGGACACAGATCCCGCACACGGTCCGGCCGTCGCCGGCGGCGCGGACCTCGAGGTCTGTCTCATAGGCGCGGGTCTCGATGTTCATCTATGCCTCCTGGTCGAGGGGTGGGCGGTTCTCGAGGGCTCTCACCTCGTCGAGGGTGAGGAATCCATTCGAGAGCGCGATCTGGTGCGCCTGGTAGCGCGTGAGAGTGTCGGCGCGAAGGATGCCGTCGTACTCGAACTTCGCGACCTGGCCGCGGGGGAGGTAGTCCGTGAACACGGCCTCGATCCGGGTCGTGATCGGGAGGAGCGTCCAGCGGAGGTACTCGAGGCCCTGGGTCTCGAGGTTCGAGTAGGTCCGGTTCGAGTTCGGAGCGCCGACATAGTGACCGGGGAGGCCGACGATGTTCGCGGCGTCGCCCTGGGCCTGGGTGCGGGCCTCGATCAGCTGGGCGTCGGAGGCGTTCGCGGTCAGGGGCTCGACATCGGTCGCGTCGTTCAGGACCGCGGGCCGGCGCGAGCGGCCGCCGTAGGCCTCCATCCACCGGAGTTTCAGGAGATCCGCTTCGTCGGCGGTTAGGTCTGGGTTCTTCGACTTGATGATGTAGGAGGGCATCGTGCCGCCGTCGAAGTAGCGGGCCGCGTATTCCATGACCGCGATCGCCGCGCCGATGCCCTGGCGCTGGGCCGCGACGATGCCGATCCCGGCGACCTCGCCCGGAAGGGTAAAGCCCTTCACATGGAAGATCTCGGAGGCCGAGTAGTAGCGCTCCTCGATCCGGAACACTTTCTCGCCGTTGCGCTTCTCGATCATGACGCGCTCCGGGTTCACCGGGTAGATGCTCTCCGGGTAGCCGGACGGGCCAGGCTCGCCGAGGATCGCGACATAGTTCCCGTGAATCACGAGCGCCGCGGTCATCGCCGAGATCGTCTCGATCCGTGTCTCGAGAGGGTTCGGGCGCTCGAGGAGGCGCGGCGTCGGGGAGACCTGAGTGTCGCCCTTGTAGGCGTGAAGCGGCAGGACGCCGGCCGAGTCCGCGATCATCGTCACGGCCCGCCAGATCGCCGGGACCGAGAGGGTCGTCTCGGTGTCCACATCGACGCCGGCGTAAGTGTCCTGGAAGGTGCGCGTCACGCGGCCGTAGGGGTCCACGATCGCGCCGCGGTTCTCGGTCCTGGGCCGGAGGAGTCGGTTCAGCATTTTCTAACTCCTCTCGGCGGCGATGCCGAAGGCGACGAGTGCGACGCCGGCGAAGCCGAGGCCGAGAGGGACAGACACGAGAGACAGACTCACGGCCACCATCGTACTACCGATGGCTTGTAGGGTAGTGGGAAGGTGTTTCATTAGTAGATCGCGCTCCTAGTCGTGTCTGGGGTTTGTCGGTTCGTCGCGTGATGGTACGCGAGGGTCGCGGAGAAGAGCGGCGTCAGGTCGGCCTCCTCGGTCGTGCGGGACCATAGCCAGCCGGACGCGATGGTCTTCTTCTTGGCGCTCTTCAGGGCGAGCTCGAGCATCGGGTGGGGGCGGATCCGAATCGCGTCGTCCAGGATCGCGTCGTAGAAGAGCCCGCATCCGGCCACCATGTCCCGGAGGGAGTAGCGGGTCACGGGGATGCCGCCGGCCTCCAGGCGATCTACGAGGGAGTTCGCCGGCGAGTAGCCATCGACGACTAGGGCGCCCTTGTGCTGGCGGTAGAGCTGGACCGCGCGGTCGATGACCCAGGAGACGCCCTCCCGGTGCTCGATCAGCTCGACGCGGCCGGTCTCGTCCGAGACAGAGATCGAGGCGTGGGATCGGTCCATCGAGACATCTATCCCGAAGGAGAGCCGGCCGGTCGGAACGGTGTCGGCCTGGAGGACTCGGTAAATCAGCTTCTCCGGGATGAGGGCCTCCTCGAGGTGGGTCCACTGGCAGAGATACGCGCGGCGGAACTCGCCCTCGGACATCGTGGCCCGGGCGTGACGGATCGCGGACTCGTCGATCGTGTAGTTCATGGCGGGGATCGTCCGCGCCCAGACCGCCGGGTCGTCGATGTCCTCGTCGTCCTCGGCGCTCCACTCGAAGTAGGCGACGCCGGCCTCGATCCCGGCCTCGAGCATGGCGCGGCCCTGGTCCACCTTGCGGCGGAGGTAGAGGGAGGTCTGGGTGCCGGCGGTCGAGATCACGAAGAGCTGGGCTTCGCGGCGGGTCGCCATCGCCGGGAGGATGGCCTGCTCTCGGCGGTCGTCTTCGTCGGACATCGCCTCGTCGAGGATGGCGAGGTCGATCGTGCGGCCGTGGCCGGCGGTCGGTGTGGAGGGCATGACATCTATCCGGCTCCCGTTCCGGAACTTCACGGACTCCATCCCGGCCCCGCGATAGACGCGCTTCACGGAGGCGTAGAGGCTCGAGCCCTCGATCAGCGGCACCTGGTCGTCGATCAGCTTCCGGCGGGCGTCCCATCCGGTCTGGGCGGTGTAGCCGATCACCTGGGGGCCGCCCCAGAGGATCGCGCGGTGGAGCTCGAGGATGAGGGTCGTCGTCGTCTTGGCGCACTGCCGCGGCATGAGGACGACGCCCTCCCGATAGACCGGCGTCCCGTCCGGACGGACCTCGAGCATGACATCGAGGATGAGCTTCTGGTGAGGCATGAGCTCGAAGCCGAGCGCCCGGGCGATCGCCTCAGCTTCGGGTCCGCGGGTTTTGTTTCGTTTGTTTCTCTTGGTCGCGTACCTCGGCCGTGAGGCTTGCGAGGAGCTGGTCGAACGGGTCCCCATGTGCGGAGGCCTCCTCTCGTAGTGCCTTCTCCGCGGCGCGGTACTCGCGCCACATCGAGGGATTATCGGGCATGGCATCGACCGCGGCCGCGAGACCGAGGGCGATCTGGATCCGGGCCTGGTCGAGGTCGGTCAGCTGGCCCGCGGCGCGGAGCTCGGCGATCGTCTTCTGGAGCGCCTGGTAGTTCGTGACGATCTCGGGCGCTTCCCGCGGTTTTCTGGGCTTCGCCGGCGTTTTCGGCTTCTTTTCGGGCGTTTTCGGCGTTTTCTTGGCGGTCACGCGCGACCCTCCCGAACCGGTTCGGGCCGTTCAGTAAGTAAGAACACGGACTCTTCGTCGGGGTGTCCGCGCCCCTCGCGGGAAGAAACGGGGAGGGGTTGAGCGCTCGAGGTCATGTCGTTCACCATACGCGCGACGCGGTGGTCGTCCTCTTCGTGTTTCTCATCTGATTACAGCGGGAGCACGATCCGCGGAGGTTCTCGTGCTCCCACCATGCGCCGCCCATCGAGACCGGGAGGATGTGATCGACCTCGGTCGCCTCGCCGGTACATCCGGGGCCTTTGATCTGGCACCGGTAGCGATCGCGTTCGAGGATCTCGAGCCGGATCCGCTTCCAGGGGCCGGCGTACCACGGCTTCCTAGCCATGCTCGGCCGCCAGTCGGCAAGCCCTGGGGCGGTATTTCTGGACGCGCTTGTGGGTCGCGTGGCAGAGGTAGTCGAGGAGCTGGCCGCATCCGGCCCGGACCGCGCCCCAGCCGAACGGACCCACGGGCCAGACCTTCGGATGGCCTGGGCGTTCCCAGCCGGCGAAGGCGATCCGGTCCACGACGCGGATCTGTTCGCGCCGCGAGAGCTTCGTCAGGTCGCGATGGCCGGACCATCGCCATGCCGTCCCGCGGTACACGCCGGCGAAGCCGGTGTACGAGCGGGTCGAGTGCTTGTCGTTCCCGTTCGTGCCTCCGGTCTCGCATCGGCCGAGGTCGTCATACCATCGGTCCGCCATGACGGCCCCGTACTTCTTGCGACTCATGTCGAGGCCGTGGGCTTCGGCGCGGGCGGCGGGGATCATCGTCCAGAGAAGGGCGACACATACGAGGGCCGCCAGACGATCGCGTCCGAGCCGGTGTCGGTCTTTCTTCGGAACGGTGTCTCGATGACATGGCCGAGATCGACGAGCTCCTGCCGGCGCTTCGCCGCGGAGGACCGGAGTATCCCGCACTCGACGGAGAGCTCGTAGTCCGTGGCATCTCCGAGTTTGTTTAGGGCTTCCCATACGCGCCTCCTCTGGCTGGGGCCGCGGCGCGATGCGCTCTCGGCGGCCTGGCGGGATGTTTCGGGGTCGGTGCTCCTGGAGAGCCTAATCGGGGCGATGTTGAGGTCGAGCGGCACCGGCTGGATGCCTTGCTGGATGCGGATCTCCGCGGTCGTGCGGTCGCCGATCCAGATCGGGAGAGCTCCGAATGGGTCGCGGCGGAGCCGGTTCTGGTCGGGTTCGTCGAGCTGGTCGAAGAGGGTCGGCTGGTCGGTCACTTGCGGGCCTCCTCGTCCATGAGCATGGCCATGCCGACCGCGACCATGATGACGGTCGCGACGGTCGCGAGGATGCCGAGCGCGAGGCCGGCGAGGAAGGGGATCATCGTCCGCCTCCGTCCCAGTCGTGGGCGGCGCGGATCGCGTTCCCGAGGTTCTGGAGGGCGTCGCCGAAGGGTCCGCCGTATGTGGTGCCGCCCTGGGCGACGATCACGCGGTAGAGGCGTTCGCCGGCGCGGGCGATGTCTGCCTCGGCCTCGTACCGGCGGGTCATCCGGTCGAGTTCGCACTCGAGGCGCTGGACCTCGAGCTGGAGGTGGTGGTCTGTCATTCTTCGGTCTCTTTCTCTTTCGGGTCGTTGTATTCGGTGAAGCCGGCGCGGCGGAGGTCTCCTTCGAGCTGGCGAATGTAGGCCAGGGCCTCGAGGGCGATCTCCCGGTAGTTCCGGCGTGTCCAGCTGGTCGAGTCGTCGGGCTCCTGGGCCGCGATGTGCTGGAGGCCGGCGCGGATCTCTTTCCGGTCGAGTCTCATGGTGCGGGCTCTTCTCCGGAGCCTTCGCATCGAGGGCAGACATAGAAGGTTTTCGTCTCCTGGTTCCAGAGATGCGAGAGGCCGTTCGTCTTGTCTTCGTGGCCGTGGGTGAAGCGGCCGAGGCACTCTCGACATGATGCAGGGCGTGTTTTTCTATGGATCATGTTGTTTATGTTTAGTTCGTCACCGGTGGGGGTACGGGTACCTCCACGGGTGAGGAGACCCTCCCTCATGGGTGAGAGTGTCCCCAGTTTGTCCACATGGGAGGTGTGGAGGATGTAGAGGTTTGAGGAAGGGTCCCCGGAGGGCGTCGTTCTGGGCTCCACGGTGAGAGCTCCGAGCTCGACGAGTTCCTCCTTCGCCCGGTCCACGGTCGCGACCGACACGCGCATGAGGTCGGCGATCGTCTTCCGGCTCGGCCAGGCGTGGCCGCGCGAGTTCGCGAAGCGGTTGAGGACCCCATAGAGCCGGACCGCGTTCGCGGAGATGTCGGCGTGGAGGACCCATTCGGGGATGATCGCGAAGTATTCGGTCGAGCGGATCTCGGTCACCGGAGGACCTCCTTCGCGATCTCGAGGTCCTGGGGATGCCAGAGATAGGTCTCGACGCCGGCCTCGAGGAGGTCGGCGATCCATGCCTTCTGGTCGGGCCGGAGGCGGCCGCCGTCGCCCTTTATCTCGACGAAGATCAGGCGACCCTGGCGGACGGCCCGGTAGTCGGGTTCGCCGCGATCGCCGCGGAGCGCCGTCGCCCAGCTCCCGGACTGTCTGACCGCCGGCTCGTAGTGGCACCATCGCCAGCCGTACAGGTCGAGGAGGTACTCGATCTGGCGGGCGAACTGGGACTCTCTCATAGATGCCTCTTCAGCTCGCGCCAGGGGCCGGCGACAGTCGGTCCGGTCTCGACGATGTGGTCGGTCTTGCGCTTGTCGGCCGACATGAAGGTCGTCACGCGGATGAAGCCGGGAGCCTGGCGGAAGATCGCCACATTCCAGAAGACGAGCGGGATGTCGTCCTCATGCTTCACGAGTGTGAGGTCGGGCCGTGGGATGCCGTGCGGGGGACAGTCGTCCCGGTCGTGCGCGGCCATTAGAAGGGCTCCTCTTCGGTCTCGGGAGCCGGCGCGGTCTTCGCGTCGAGCTCGGCCTGGAGCTTCTCGATGAGCTTCCCGGCCTCCATCTTCGAGAGGGAGCCCTTCGCCGGCGGGAGCCGGTCGAGCTTCTTAGAGATCGCGTAGAGCGCCCTCTCCTGGGCGTCCGTGGCCGGCGCGGCACTTTGGGAGCCCTGGGCGCGTTGCGGGGCTCTGGCGGGCTCCTGGCGCGTCTCTGGGGCATCGTGGGCGCTTGGGTGGCCGGCGTCGCGGGCTTCGCGGCGGGCTCGTACCTCGTCGAGGCTCGCGATCTTCTTCGTGTCGGCGGCTAGGGCCGCCACGATCGCGCGGCCCCAGGCGGCGGTCTCGGCGTTCATGAGCTCCGACCCAGCCGTAAAAGGCGATCTTCCCGGGAAGGGCTCCCACGAGACCGCGATCCCCGGGAGCGTGTCCTGGGGGTGGCGGTACGCGACCGCGGTGTACTGAACGAAGATCTGGCCGTCGATGTTCACGATCTGGAAGGGTTCGGCCGGGTCGAGCGGCTGGAGGCTTCCCTCCGGGTGCCGGTCGCGGAAGATGCGGATCCGCTCGGCGACATCCACATAGTCGGCGAAGCGGTCGGTCTGGTCTGCCATGTCTAGCTCTCTTTCGTGTTTCGGATCTTGCGGAGGACGGCCTTCTGGTAGCCGATGCCGGCGGTGCCGGCGAAGTGGTTCACGATCGGGTAGAAGCCTCGCGCGGCCTCGAGGACCGCGGCGTACTTCTTCGGGAGGAGGGCCTCGATGCGGATCTCGGCGTCGAATGGTCCGCCGGTCATCGTGTCCAGCTGGTGCGCGACACTCGACACGGAGATGTCGTCTCCGGAGCCCATTTTCACATCGTAAGGCTCGACGATCTGGTCGAGCTCGAGGAGGCCGTGCTTCGCCGAGAGGATGCGGATCCGGTCGGGCGTCGTCATCGTTAGGGCGGTCGCGAGCTGGTCGCGGAACATCGAGCCGGTATAGAGCTCTCGCGCCGGCGCGGCCTTGTCGAGCTTCGCGCCTCCGCACGGGATGATTACGAAGGTTTTCGTCATGTCTGTCTCTTTCGTTCTTGGCGGTCTTGGCACCGCCGAGGTCACCATAACACGACCTAGCGCGTAGGTGTGTCATTCGCGTAAGGGCGGCCGCGCAAGGGGTACGCGGCCGCCCCGTCCCCTTCACGCGGCGAGCTGGGAAAGAGAGACCGAGCTCGGCGTGTCGGGCGTCTCCGGGCCGTGTCCAAGCGGTGCCGGAGCCGGCGATCTAGGGCGTCAGCTTCTTGGCCTGGTCCCAGGCGGCGCGGACCGCGGCCGCGTCGTCGGCCATGCGGGGAGAGATCTCCCAGTGGATCCAGAGGCCGCCGGGTCCTCCGTTATCGCGGGCGGTCCAGACCTTCCAGCCTCGGCCGACTCGCCAGCCTCGGCCGTAGCCGACCTGGGGGCCGTTGCCGTCGATGTCGTAGAGGTAGTCGTGGATCTCCTCGACCTCGAAGAGCTCGGCGTGGGTCTCGAGCCAGGCGACGATCTCGAGGGCGCTCTTCCGGTTCTTCGGCATGGTGTCGCCCGCGCGGGCGGTCGCGTGGACCGAGAGCTGGCCGGGCTTGCCTCTCATGTCGCGCACGACCCAGGTCCCGAGGTTCTTCGAGTCGAATCTTTTACAGAGGAGACTCTGGAAGAGCTCGGTCCCGGGGCGCTTGGCCTTCGCGGCCCCGTCCTTCGTGCCGGTGTATGTGCGCTTAGGCATCGGGCGATCCGGTACGGCCGTAGGCCGGATCCTTCGAGTTCGCGCCGCGAGCCAGGAGCGGCAGGAGTGACGCGGCCGCGCCGATCGCCATCGAGCGCGGGTCGAAGTTCCCGGAGGCGACGAGGGTCAGGATCGCGACCGCGACCGCGCGGATGTAGTCGCCGATCATGGCGAGGAGCTTCTCATTCATCGGGGGAGTCCTTTCCGGTGAGGTACGCGGCACATTCTACGACGATGCCGAAGATCGTGAGGTAGATCCCGGTCGTCCGGACCGAGCCGGTCACGGTCATGAGGACGAAGCCGGCGGACACATAGGTCCAGACATTCCCGGCGAGGTAGCGGACGAGTTTCATCTGTTTCTCCTGGTGGGTGGGGCGGTGATGAGACCGAGCGCGACCGCGACGATCGCCCTCTGGGCTTCTGGCGTGACTCCGGGCGCGAGAGCGTTCGAGGATCCCTCGGCGAGCTGGGCGGGCCTCTGGGGCGCTTGTGGCGGCGCTGGTACGGTCTCGAGCGTGGGCATAGGGATGCTGGTCGATGTGGTGGAGCTGGTGCTGGTCGTCGCCGGCGCTTCGGTCGTGCTAGGGGCGCTGGTGCTTGTGCTCGTGTTCGGCGGGACGGACGAGCTCGACGATGTGGTCGCGATCGTCGCGATGGGGGTCTCTCTGGCGGCCTCGGTCGTGCTGGTCGTGTCGATCATGGCGGGTTGAGTTGTTGAGCTCGTCGAGGTGGTGGTTTCGGGGATCGTCGTCGAGGTCGTCGTCGTCGAGCTCGTGGTCGTGGTGGTCGAGCTGGTGGTGGTGGTGCTGGGTTCGGGTTCGGTTGTCGTGCTGGTGGTGGGCGCGGTCTGGCCGTAGCTCCAGACATAGGTCGGCCCGGGGTCGCCGTCGCGCCAGGCGAGACAGTCCGCCCAGGTAGGCCAGAGGCCCGCGTCGGCGTGTTCCTGGGGTTGGATCATCGTCCAGCTCGAGGTCGTGGACTCGTAGCAAGTGAAGCGGCGACCGAGAGCTTCAGCGCTCGCCGGATGTGCCGCGAGGAGGGCGTAGAAGGCTCCCGCGAGAGGCAGGAGCCGGCGCATTATCCGAGGCCCCGGCGGGCGTGGTCGTTTATGTGGCCGTCGATCTTGTCCTCGATGCGGTCGAGCTTGCGGCCGTTCTCGGCGTGGTCGCGGTCGTTCCGTGCGCCCATGCGGTAGATGAGGGCGACGACGATCGAGAAGCCGCCGGCGATGATCGCCCCGAGTGCGGTCTCATTCATTCGGGGGTCCATTCGGTCGGCGTGTTTCCGGCGGCGACCCATGCGAGGAAGATCTGGTAGTCGGTGTTCGCCGGGTCTTCGGGGATCCAGAGGTAGCGGTCTTTCACGATCATCGTCTGGCCGGTCGGTGTGGTGATGGTCTCGTACATTTAGAGCTCCGCCGTGATCGTGAGGACATAGCCGACCGCCTGGGCGTAGATGTAGCAAGCGTGGCCAGCGGTGAAGTTGAAGCCACCGGCCGCGCCGATTCCCGCGTTCGAGGGGGTCAGCGAGTTGAACGATGAACTCGCGAATCCGCGGCCGACTCCGCCGCTATCTATTCCGGCGAGAAGGCCGGCGATAGCTCCGCTTGGCGTCACTCTCATGATGACCGGTAGCTCGATGACGAAGTTCGAGCCGTTAGAGGGGTTGTTAGCTCCGACCGCGACTCCGAGACCGTTCGAGTAGCTAAGGACCTGGCAATAACGCTGGCACTGGATCAGCTGGTCGGCCTTGTCAGGCACCTGGAACGGGGTCGCGACCTGGCCGGTCTCCCACTGGACGCCCCAGATGTCGAAGGTGTTCGTCTGGATGCCGAGAGATCCGGTCCTCGTGTTGAAGGACGAGCCGGCGGAGACCCATAGCTGGAGCGCGACATAGCTCGTGTTCGCGGTCGTGCCGATCGTCTTCCCGGTGATCGACGGGACCGCGATCTGGAGGGTGTATCGCGCCCAGCTCGTCGAGAGGGTGATCTGGCCGGCGTAGTAGTTCGCGGCCGCGGACGGGGATCCGCCGGAGCCGAAGACCTGGGCGAGCTCGACCGCGATCTTCGGGGTCCCGCTGGCGGCCTTCGCCCAGAAGGAGAGGGTCGTCGTCTGGCCGGCGAAGGTGCGGACATCTTCGACCGGTTGGGCGAGGATGGAATAGACCGAGCTCCCGGACTGGCCGCTGGTGACGATGCGGGAAAAGGTCGCCGGCTCATAGCCCGAGATCGCGTTCCCGGGCGTGAAGGTTTGCGGGGTCCATGTTGCGCCGCCGCTGGAGACGATCTTCCAGCGGTCGAGGCCGTAGGCATCGAGGAGACCGCTTCCTGAGTTGGCAAATCCGCGCTGGTTCACGAAAAAGTCGCCGTTTATGATCGCGTTCCGGTTCCCGCGAGAAAAGACGGTGTTCGCGTCGGAGGCGGTGACGAGTTCGCCGACCGCGTACTGGCCGTTAGTGGGCATTTGTGGCCTCCAGGGCTTCGAGACGGGCGGAGAGGTCCTTACAGACGCCGAGGAGATAGACCGCGAGCTTCTCGTAGGCGACGCCATCGGGGCGGCCGTCCTTGTCTCGGTAGAGGAGCTCCTCGAGGCCGGCGTCGGCGACACGCTCGGCGATGAGGCCGATCTCGACGGGGCGCTCGGCGTCGTTCTCGAGGGTGGAGGCCTTGTAGCGGAAGGTCACGGGCTCCAGCTGAAGGACCGCGGCCGGGTCGATCTGGGCCGGCGTAATGTCCTCCTTGTAGCGCTCGGAGGAGCTGGAGGTGCCGAGGGTGCCGTTCGAGTTCACGAGCACGGTCCGGCCGGAGACGACCGTCGAATAGACGCCCAGGGTCGAATCGACGCGGAAGAGGGTCGTCGCGAGGGTTCCCTGGTAGGCGACCCAGTAGCTCGAGGCCGTAGTGACCGCGTAGCGGCCGTTCCCGGAAAAGTTGCTCACATCGCCGACATAGATCGCGCCGTTCGTGTCACGGACGACCGCCTGGCTCGTGGCGTAGGAGATGTTCGCGTGGTAGCCGTCCACGGTGTCGGCGTTCGTGGCGTTCGTGGCGGTGGCGGCGTTGCCGGAGATGTCGATCGCGTAGGTGCCGGCGGCGAGGTCAGCGGTGCCGATGCTCCCGTCCTGGATGTTCGCCCCGGTAATCGTGCCGGAGGCGATGTCGGTCCCGGTTATCGTCCCGTCGAGGATGTTCGAGCTCGTGATGGTGCTCGCCGCGATGTTCGAGCCGGTGATGGTCGCCGAGGCGATGTCGGTCCCGGTGATCGTCCCGTCGATGATGTTCGTCGAGGAGACCGACGCGGCGGCGAGTTTGCCATTCGTGACCTGGGAGTCCGTGATCCCGGAGGTAATGACCGGGTAGATCTGGACCCAGCCTCCGGTCGTGCCGTCCGTGTTCACGGTCAGGATGTTCGAGTCCTTGAGGTAGGCGAGCATCCCCTCTTTCACGACCGAGACGGTCAGGGCGGCGTCGCGGCCGGCGGCGTTGGCGAACCTCATAACGGCCTGGGAGGAGGCGTAGTCGGTCAGATCGGCGGCGTTCAGGACTTGGCCGCCGCTCCATGCCTTATAGCCCTCTGCCATCGTGTCCTCCTAGAAGCCGTACCGGTTCGAGTCTAATAGCGAGAGAGGTTGATCTTCTGGAGCTACCGCGGGGTCGCCCCAGATCATGCCCTGGTCCTGGGCGTCGATCAGGTCGAGGTCGATCGTGTGCGTTCCCGGTGCGATCCGGTGATGAATACCGGAGACGACCATGTAGCGCTTGATCTCGAGGCCGCCCGGCGGTGTGAAGCGGATCAGCACGAGGTCGTCGATGTCGAGCGCTTGGAGGAGGCCCTGGTTCGAGCCGGTTTGTGCCGCCATGTCGAGCTGGACGCGCTTAGGGCGGAATACGGGGTCTCCGTAGGTGTTCGCGTAGTACTGGGCCATCGAGAGCGCGATCGAGTCAGAGTCCATGAGGAGGCCGCTCTGGTCGTAGGCGAAGATCCCGTACTGGGTCTGGCTGATCGCGTCGTCGAAGACCTGGGTCGCGCCGCCGGTGCGGGTAATCGTCGCCCGGTTGTAGAGAAGCTCGGAGCCGTACTCGACGAGGATCGAGCGCGGCGTGACGCTAGTCCCGTCATCGGTGATGACGATCGCGCCGGAGTATGTGGGGTTGTAGCGCCTGGAGCGGAAGGTCAGGAAGCCCTCCTTCGACACGAAGAGGCTCCCCGGTTCGGAGCTCTCGATTAGCTGGGCGAAGGTCAGGGCGTTATCGCCGAGCGCGACGGTCGTCGCCTGGAGGGTCGTCACGCCGGTCTGGATGTCGCGGTAGTTCGTGTCGAAGGCGACCTCCGGGCGGTCGAGGACCGCGGTCAGCATCCCGGACGAGAGAGCGCTCGAGAAGGTGTTCGCGGCGAGGGTCCGGTTCGCCAGCTGGACGAAGGCATCGGCGGCGCGGATGATCGCGGTCGGGATGCCGCCGAGCGGATAGTCGAGGTCCCAGTCCTGGATGACGCCGAGAAACTGGAGCTCGGTCCCGACCGTGATCCGGATCCTTTTCCCGGGGATGATCTGGCCGGCGTATGGGTAGCCGGCGGTCCCGGCGGGGATCGTCGGGTCGAATGTGGCGGCCCGGTTATCGAGCACGACCGAGAGGGTGCCGGCGTTGTAGCGGCCGAGAGCCTGGTTCTTTCCACGGTCGATGGAGGTCTGGTAGGCGTAGCTCGTGACATCGGTCCAGGTTGCGCCGCCGAGGAGGTAGGTCGTCCCGTCGAGGACGCCCTGGGTCGCGGAGTCGAGGACGAAGTTTGTCGTCTGGCTGGAGATCGTGAACTCGATCTCGACTACCGCCGGGGCGATGTTCAGGCCGGGCATTACGCCGCCTGGAATACGGGGCCGGCGGTCCGTTCGTATTGGCGGATCGCGTCCACGACTTGCCGGCCGATCTCGCGGGGGTCGCCGACGCCGGTCTGGACGGTGATCTGGTAGGTGTTGCCGCCGCCGAGCTTGTCGAGCTTGGAGAGCGGCACGACGAGCTCCGGGCCGGCTTCGCCGACGAGGGCGGTCGTCGGTCCCATGACGAGGCCGCCGGAGGCGAGCTTCGGGATCTCCGGGAGGTCGGGGGCGTTCACGCGGATGTCGGGGCCGAACGGGACCGGGATCGTGAACTCGAGGAGATCGTTTAGCTTCCGGATCATCCAGTTCACCATCCCGAGGATGCCGTTCACGAGGCCGCGGCCGATCGCCGCGCCGAGATCGGCGAAGCCGGAGATGAGCTTCCCGGTGAACTCGGGGATCTTCTTTATGATCTCGAGCACCATTAGGCCGAGGCCCTTCAGCACTTCGGGGGCGAGGTCGAAGGCCCAGCCGACGAGGGCCGCGGTCCATTCGACCGCGATCTTCAGGAGCTTGGGGAGCGCGACGGTCGTAGCCCAGATCGCGAGCTTCCCGATGAGCTCTCCGAGTTTCTGGAGCATCGGGGCGATGTTGGGGCCGATCCAGTCCACGAAGGCCTGGCCCCATTCTTTCAGCTTGTCCACGAGCGCCGGGAGGCCGACATCGAGGAGCCAGTTCGCGCCGATCGCGAGGAGCTCCCCGAGCTTCTGGAGCATCGGGACGATCCGCGGCCCGATCCAGTCCACGAAGGCCTGGCCGAGCTCGCCGAGCTTCTCGCGGATCATCGGGATGCCGCTCTCGGAGAGCCAGGTCCCGCCCTTCTCGAAGAGGATCTTCATCCCATCTACGAAGCCGTTCTCCTGGAAGATGTTCGCGACGGTCTGGAAGGCGGGGAGGAGGACATCGTTCACGGTCGTGACGATCCCGAGGAACGCGGGGAGAAGGGCCGCGCCGACCTCGGTCTTCACATTCTCGAAGGCGGCCTTCAGGATCTTCTGCTGGTTCACGAGGGAGCCGGAGGTCCGCTCGAAATCGCCCTGGGCGGCGGAGGTCTGCTCGTAGATGAGCGCCTGGGCGGCGAGGACCTTCTGCTGGGGCGTGAGGGCGTCCTTCGTCGTCTTCACGATGCCGAGCTCGAGGGCCTTCTGCCTCATCGAGGCGTCGTCGAGGAGGACGCCGTAGCGGCGGAGAGGTTCGGCCTCGCCGCGGAGCGCGGAGCCGATCGCCTGGATCGCCTCCTCCGGGGTCGTGTTGTTGAAGCTCGAGAGGTCGCCGGCGAGCTTCACGAAGTCGGTCGAGAAGCCGGCGAGGTCCTTCCCGGTGAGGCCGGCGGAGCGGCCGAAGGTCGCGAAGGTGGCGGAGGCGTCGAGCGCGGCCTGCTTCGTCATGCCGAGGGAGGTCGCCGCGGTGTCGGCGAACTTCTCGATCTCTTTCACATTTTCGCCGAAGAGGACGCCGGCCTTCGAGAGGGTCTCGGAGAGGTCCGCGGCGTCCTGGATCGCCGAGTAGGCCAGGGCTCCGGCTCCTGCCATCGCGGCCGCGCCGGCAAGGGCGGCCTTCTGGATGCCGCCGAAGCTGGCCTTCAGCATGTCGTCGGTCTCGCCGAGCGCCTTCCGGAGGGGTGCGGCGTTGCCGGTGACAACTACGGAAATGCTCTTAGCCATGTGCTAATCGTACTCGCTAGTCCAGGTCGTATTTTCTGATGAGCTCGTCGATGCGGGCCTCGTAGAGCTTCAGCACTTCGTCGCGCCGGCGATCGAGCACCTCGTAGATGAATGGGTTCGGGCGGATGTTGCGGGCCGGCCATCCGAAGTGGATCGGGCCGGCGTAGGGGACCGCGGCGGAGCCGACGCGGACGCGGCCCTGGCGCTGGGTCGGTGCGGACCGTGCGGATGCGAGAAGTGCTCCGGACTGGACCGGTACGAGCGGGGCGGCGGCCTCGACGATGATCTGGCCGGCGCGGCGGTGCGTCTCTTTCATGTCGTTGCGCGAGTCGTCGGTCAGGTTTCGGAGTGCCTTCTGGAGCTCGCGGAGGCCTTCGATCTCGGCCATGCCGCCGGTGCCTTCGATCGCGCCGGCGCGGTACTTCGCCGCCGCGGCCTTCTGGTATTTGTTCATTCGCGCCATTAGCGCCTCGCCTTCTCGCGTAGTTTCAGGAGCTCTACGAGATGGTTCAGGGTCTCGACATCGGTCTCGCGGAGCTCGCGCGGTGAGATCCCGGTCGCCAGCGCTAGCTCGGCGATGAAGCGTCGAAACTCGCCGCCGCCTCTTTTGGGTCCTCGATGACCTCCACGGACGGGATCGTGTCGAGGGTCTTCACGAAGGCCTCGCGCCACGACTCGACGGGGACGCCGGCCTGGCGTTCGGCGAGGAACGCGAGGAGGTTCAGGTGACCTACTTCGGCGTTCTCGATGCCGGCGAATGTCCGCATAAAGGACGCCTTCGCCATCTGTTCCCACTGGTCGATGATCCACGGAGTCACCGGGTATGTCCCGGAGATCCCGTCGATGTGCTGGACGGTGATCTGGAGCTTCGGGATCATGGTCAGCTGTTCGTGATCGCCAGGGTTCCCCCCGTGAACTGGCACGAGGTAGAGGCAACGGAGCCCAGGCTCCCGTCGATGCTGGAGAACGACTCGAGGAAGGCCCCCGTAATCGTGTACTTCCTGTTCGTCGCGGAGGCCGCGCCCGAGTTCGGGATGAGGACGAGCGTCGTCGTCGAGCCGACGAGCGCCTCGAGTGTCGCGGTCGTCTCGCCGGCCGCCTGGTCCAGCTGGACCTCGAGATCGACGGTCAGGCTCGTGAGCCCCCCGGTGAACTTGCGGGCCGTATCGGCCTGAGTCGTGACATCCTGGGACTCCTTCGAGTTCGTCAGGACACACGAGATCACTCTGTCGGAGAGATCGACCGAGTTCACGGTCACCTGGGTCATCGGGATGTATTGCGCCATGAGCTACTCCTCGGTCTGGGCCTTCGCCCTCGCGGGCTTCTCGGCACATTCTATGTGACCGGACGCGACGAGCGCGGCGATGTTCACGCCGGCCTCCTCGAGCTCGGTCTCGTCCACGGTCGAGCCAGGCTCGCCGAGTGCGATCGTGTGGATGATCTTGTACTTAGCCATGAAGGACCACCTCGTACTGGTACGCGAAAAAGGTGACGCCGGCGACCTCGATCGTGATCGGGGCCGCGCGGACGACCCGGAGCGTCGCGAGCGCTCCGGAGAGTGTGCGGTCTGTCTCGAGGGCCGCCTTCACGGAGCCAGCTCCGGAGCCGGCGAGGAAGGCGTCGAGCTTGTCCTGGGCTCCGCGGTCGTTCATCCGGGAGACGATCACGAGGACATCGACCTCGCCCATGTCGAGGCCCCGGTTCTGGGCCTCGTCGAAGGTGATCGTCAGATTCCCCACTACCGCGCATGGGGTCGGCACCTGGTCCGGCACATAGTCGAAGACGCGGGTCACGACTGTCGAGAGGGCGGTCTTTAGGTTCGCGCGGACTGTCGAGGGGATCATCCGAAGAACTCCCGCTTGTAGGCGCGGACCATCGCGGTGATGTCGCGCCCGAGAGGGGACATTCGGATAGCGCCGAGCTCGGAGAGGCCGAGGACGCCGCCGATCGAATCCTTCCGCTTGTAGAGATCCGCGGAGAGGATCAGGGTCGCCTGGTTGATGTCGTCCGGGACCGAGGGCCATCCCCACCGGGCGGTCACTTCGACCTGGGGCCGGTAGTTCGTCGGGAGGGAGAAGGCTTCGCCGGACACGATCGTGATGTAGTTCCAGGGGCGGCCCTTCGCGGCGGCGTTCACCGGCTCGACGATGTAGTCCGTGTTGAGGGCGAGGGTCGTCTGGTAGGTGCCGGTCGCGTCTGGGTCGGTCTTCACGACGAGGCCGGTCGTGGAGCCGAAGTCATCGACGAAGACGCGGAGGTCGCCGATCGGGCGGTAGGTGCGGGCCGAGGCGTTCGCGTCGAGGTAAAAGCGGCGGTTAGCGATCCGGTCGATGGAACGGGACGCGGCCTCGACGATGTTCTCCAGGAGGGAGTCCTCCATCGAGTCGTCGATCTTTAGGTAGGCCTTCAGCTCGACGAGCGTCGCGTAGCCGTTCGTGATCGCCATCTAGCGCTTCTTTCGTGTCGTGGGCCTCTTGGGTGCGGGGCGGGCCTTGTCGGCCGTCTCCGGCTCTCCTGGCGCGTCTGGTTCGGGTGTAGGGGTGCTCGCCGGCTCGGCCGGCACATCCCCGCGCGGCGTAGCACCGGGCGGGCGACCGAGCCGGCGGAGCTCTTCTTCGACGAGCTTCGCACGATCCGCGAGGCCGCGCCGGCGGTATCCGGCGAGCTCGTGTTCGTATGCGGCGATGAGTGCGTCGATGTCCATCTAGACCTCCGGGCGGCCCGGGGATGTGCTCCCGGAGCCGGTGGTGGGGTCGTTAGGCCCAGTTGGCCGTGATGAGGGCGGTTCCGGTGATCTTGGAGAAGGCCGTCGGGTACTTGCCAGCGGTGTACGCGCTGAAGCCGAAGAGGATCGTCCGGATGGCGTTGGTCCCCGAGGGTTCCTCGAAGCGGACATAGAGCGGGTTCCCCGAGTTGTCCTCCCACAGGTAGCTCTCGCGGAAGTCGCCCACGATGACCGCGGTCTCGTTCGTGCCGGAGCCGAGGTTCGTCGGCATGTTGGCGTCGGCGACCACGGGGATGCCGAGGATCTGGAGACCGCCGCCCAGGTAGTCCGGGCGGTCGTAGGTGGCGGCCGCGTTCATCGGGTTGCCAGCGGTCGGCGAGAAGATCGGCCGGTTCGTGGTGTCGAGTGCGCGGAGCCAGCATCCGATGAGGCTCGGGTGGGCGACGATGTGGGTCGCGGCTCCGTAGAAGTTCGTCGAGATCGCGGTGATCGCCTCGACGAGCTTCGGGTAGAACTCGGCCCAGGTCGGCGTGGCGTCCGTGGCCGTGACCGAGTTGATCCCGGAGGTGTTCAGGATGCCGCGGTGGTTCGGGGCGGAGCCGTCGCCGTTGAGGATCTGACCGTCGAGGAGCGAGTGGTAGGAGCGGATCCCGTCGCCGAGGAGCTGGTCCTCGACGCCGACGCCGCGGAGGCTGGCCTGCTTCGAGAGGTCCCACATCGACTGGACGGTGCGGACATTCACGGTGAGGAGCGTGTCGTCCGGATCGGACTCGGTGACCGCGGTCCCTTCGGTGGCGGCGTAGCTGGTGATTCCGGTCGTGAGGCGGCCGAGGTTCACGGTCATGCCCTGCTGGGGGAGGGGTGCGTTCACGGAGATGTCGGCGGTCGGGCGACCGGCGCGGCGGAGCGGTGCGAACTGGTTCACGAGGTACTGGGGAACGACCAACCCGGCGAAGTTGTTCGTCCCGGAGTCGCGCTTCTCGATGCGGACCTCGTTCTGGTAGCGCTGGATGCGCTCGCGGGCCTCGTAGCTACCGCCGAACTCGGCGGCCATCGCGTCGGCGAGGAAGTCGTGGCCGGAGCGCTCGTGGTAGGTCGGCTCCTCGGAGAGGACGCGGGCCGGCGCGGCGGAGCGGGTCTCGACCTTCTCGCCATCGACGGAGGCGGCCAGCTCTGCGGCCTTCGCCTTCCGGACTTCGAGCTCGGTCACCTGGTCGATGCGCTCGTCGAGCTTCTGGATCTCGAGGCCGAGCGCCTGGATGTTCGCGACCTCGATGTCGGTCACATCGCGGCCCTCGTCGGCGGCGCGGTTCAGCGTCGCGTCGATGATTCCCTGCTTCTCGGCGCGGGTCTGGTGGAGGTTCTGGAGGAAAGTGTTCACGGTGTTCTCCCGTCTAGCTGGTTTTTCTCCGGGGTGTCGTCTCGATCCGGAGAGGGTGTCGCGCGGGGCGAGGTGCTCTATCCGGCCGGCGAGGTGTCGGCTCGGTCGTGAGTTTAGTCCCAGGGGCGGAGCTTGGCGAGCATCTGCTCGACGAGGGCTCGGTTCGACATCTGGTCGGCGCGGTCGGCGAGATCCTCGAGCTCTTCGTCGCGGAGCTCCCGGGCGATCCGTTCGGCCCATGCGCGGCCCGGGTCGCCGCCCCAGAGAGCCCAGGCGATCCTGCCGGCGCTCGGGTAGCCGGCCTGGTCTGGGCTCCAGCCGGTCCCCTTCTTGTCGATCTCGTGGCGGGCGAAGTAGGAGACCATCCGG